GTACGAACACAGATTGTAGGAGCGATTACACCGGAAAGAGAACAACAAGCAAACCGAGTCAAAGAATTTATGAATTATCAACTCATGGATCAAATGCCAGAGTATGAACCTGAATTTGATTCTTTGTTATTTCATTTACCACTAGCAGGATCTGCTTTTAAAAAAGTTTATTATGATTCATTATTAGGAAGAGCCGTTTCTAAATTTGTACCTGCGGAAGATTTAATTGTTCCTTACACAGCTTCTTCTTTAGAAGATGCAGAAAATATTATTCATAGAGTAAAAATTTCGGAAAACGAATTACGAAAACAACAAGTCAATGGTTTTTATAGAGATATAGAATTAACTCCTGGTTATGGAGATGAATCAGATTTAGAAAAAAAAGAATTAGACTTAGAAGGAATTAGTAAGACAGGAAGAAACGAAGATGTCTTTACCTTATTAGAGTGTCATGTTAACTTAGACCTAGAGGGTTTTGAAGATCGAGGGCCCGAAGGGGAAATAACTGGTATTAAATTACCTTATATTGTAACGATAGAATCAAACTCTCGCAGTGTGTTAAGTATTCGAAGAAATTTTGAACTTGGTGATCCTTTACGCAAAAAAATAAAATATTTTGTCCACTTTAAATTTTTACCAGGTCTAGGTTTCTATGGCTTTGGTTTAATTCATATGATTGGTGGATTATCTAGAACCGCAACATCAGCATTACGATCTTTATTAGATGCAGGGACATTATCTAATTTACCAGCTGGATTTAAACAACGAGGAATACGAATTCGCGATGATGCACAATCGATTCAACCAGGAGAATTTAGAGATGTAGATGCGCCTGGCGGAAATATTCGAGATGCATTTATGACTCTTCCATTTAAAGAGCCGAGTCAAACACTTCTTAACCTTATGGGTGTCGTTGTACAAGCGGGTCAGCGTTTTGCTTCCATTGCTGACATGCAAGTAGGAGAGGGTAATCAACAAGCGGCAGTGGGAACGACAGTTGCGCTTTTAGAACGTGGATCAAGAACCATGTCTGCAATTCATAAGAGACTATACGCAGCTCTTAAAAATGAATTTAGATTATTGGCTAGAGTATTTAAATTATATTTACCACAAGAATATCCATACGATGTAGTCGGTGGTCAAAGAATGATTAAACAACAAGACTTTGATGATAAAGTAGATATTGTTCCTGTAGCAGATCCTAATATTTTTTCTCAAACACAAAGAATTAGTTTAGCTCAAACAGAATTACAATTAGCGCAAAGCAATCCTCAGATTCATAATTTATATCAAGCGTATAGAGGAATGTACGAAGCATTGGGTGTAAAGAATGTAGATTTAATTTTAAATAAACCACCTCAACCCATGCCGAAAGATCCAGCAATTGAACATATTGATGCATTAGGTGGACAACCTTTTCAAGCGTTTAAAGGTCAAGATCACAGAGCACACATTACAGCGCATTTACATTTTATGGCAACCAACATGGCTAAAAATAATCCTGTAATTAATTCTTCTCTTCAAAAAAATATTTTTGAACATATTTCTTTAATGGCATTAGAACAAGTTGAAATGGAATTTATTAATGAGATTCAACAAATGCAGGCTATGCAACAAAATCCTCAAGCTATGCAAGATCCTATGATTCAACAACAGATGATGCAAATCAATATGGCTATTGAATCTAGAAAAGCTGTGTTGATTGCTGAAATGATGGATGAATATATTAAAGAAGAGAAAAAAATTAATGGTGATTTTGGAAATGATCCTATTGCTCAATTGAAATCAAGAGAGTTAGATATTAGAGCACAAGAAAATTCTCGAAGAAAAAAATCAGAAGAAGAGAGAATTAATCTGGATAAGATGAAAGCTATGATGAACCAGATGACTGATCAACAAAAGCTTCAACAAAATGAAGACTTAGCTCTTTTAAGAGCGGATACTTCGTTGGAGAAGACCGTTTTACAACATGAACTTAAAAATAATGGAGGAATGTAATGAAAAAAGGTCAAAAAAAGGTCGCTAAAGTGATGAAAGAGTTTAAATCTGGAAAATTACATAGCGGAAAATCAAAAAAGGTGGTAAAAAACCCTAAACAAGCAATTGCCATTGCGCTTTCAGAAGCTGGAATGAGCAAAAAGAGGAAAAAATAATGAATAAATTTGATAAATTAGAAAATAAAGTTCCAATGCCTAAAGGCGGAAAGGTTTCTGATGGATATCCAACTGGTGGAAAGGTCATTCCTACTCCTAAAGCTGGTGAAAATCCAAAAGTGACTGTTAAAGGAACTGGAAAAGCTAAAAAACAGACAGCTACTTGGTACTAAATTATGTTTCCATGGGGTTTACTAGGCTCTGGAATAAAAGCCGCAGCAGAAATCTACTCTAACAAGAAGAAATCTGAAATTGCTATGTCAGAGGCAGCATTATTACATGCCGAAAAGATGAAGCGCGGTGAAATTGAATATACTGGTAAGATTTTTGAAGCACAAAAATCAGACTGGAAGGACGAATTCATTTTACTCGTGTTGTCAAGTCCTCTGTTTTTGTTGGCGTACAGTGTATTTGCAGAAGATGAAAAAATTTCTCAAAAGTTAGATCTGTATTTTGAGAAATTACAAAACATGCCTTGGTGGGTGACCGGCCTCTGGATTTCAGTAGTGGCGGCTGTGTACGGAATTAAGGCTACAGACATTATTAACACTAAAAAAGGAAAATAATATGAAAACTTGGAAAGATTTATTTAAATCTTTAAAAAAGAAATCTTGTGAGCTAATGTGCAAGATATTTGGAATTACACAATGTTTGTGTAGTCACGAATGTAACTGTAAAAAGGAGAAAAAATAATGAAGAAAAAAATACCTGCAGGTAAAAAAGGAAAAGGCATTAAAATGCTAAAAAAGAAAGCCCCAGAAGTAGCAAAAAGAATGGGTTATAAATATGGGAGTAAAAAATAATGGCTACTAAAAAGAAACCCGGCTTATGGGCCAACATTAATAGAAGAAAAAAATTAGGTATATCAAGACCTAAATCTAAATCTACTATTTCAGCGAAAGCATATGCTAATATGAAAAAAGGTTTTCCTAAAAAGAAAAAATAATATGGCTAAAGGTGTAAAACATTATTTTAAAAATGGAAAAGAATATAAAGGTGCTACGCATAAGGATACTAAAGGTAAACTTATGTCTGGTAAAACACACACAGCATCCAGTAAATATTTAGTTCATAAAAATGAATTAAAAAGAAAAAACAATGGCAAGAAGAAAAGATAATCCAATAGCAAGAAACAAGAAAAACTATCGCCCAACTAAATCGGGCGCGGGCATGACACGAGCCGGTGTCGCTGCTTATCGTAGAGCAAATCCCGGCTCCAAATTAAAAACAGCGGTCACTGGAAAAGTCAAGCCAGGATCAAAAGCTGCTAATCGACGTAAATCATACTGTGCAAGAAGCGCAGGTCAAATGAAACAATTTCCTTCAGCTGCAAAAGATCCTAACTCAAGACTTAGACAGGCTCGCAGAAGATGGAAATGTTAAATGGCAGAATCAATAACCTTTGAAGGTTTCGTAACTAAATTTAGAAAAAGAATAAGAGATTCTTATCAGCAAGTCGGTGATACGATGGTTGCTGGAGGAGTAAAAGATATGGAGCAATATAAATATCTTTTAGGTCAAGCACATGCTTATCAATTAATAGATCAGGAAATATCCAACCTGCTAAATCCAAAGGAGGAAAAAAATGGAAAAGAAAATAGGGGAAACGTCGTCGACTTCGGAAAAGACAGCGGAAGTACCGAAAATTAAATTAGCACTTCAAGAGAAGTACGAAAAAGAAAATAAAGAATCTGTAGATAGACATAATTCTATCAAAGATAAAGAATCATCTAAACTTCCACAACCGACCGGTTGGAGAATGGTAATTCTACCTTTTAAAGCAAATAAAAAAACTAAAGGTGGAATTTATTTAGCGGATGAATCTATTGAACGATCACAAGTTGCATCGACTTGCGGTCTCGTTCTAGCGCAAGGACCACATTGTTATGATAAGGAAAAATTTCCTGAAGGTCCTTGGTGCAAGGTCGGCGATTGGGTTATCTTTGCACGATATGCAGGTAGCCGAATTCTTATCGATGGCGGGGAGGTTAGACTTTTAAATGATGACGAAGTATTAGCCACTGTGAAAGACCCCGAAGATATCTTTCACCAATTTTAACATAGGAGAACACTATGCCAAACATAGAAGAAAAAATGGTTGACATTGATACGTCTGGTCCAGGTGCCGAGATTGAATTACCGGAAGAAAAAACATCTGAAACTAATATAGAGGTATCCCATGAAACCAATAATAACAGTACTGAGTCCCGTGACTCAGGTTCGCAATCGAATGAGCAGCTTTCTGTTCGAGATAGCGAGGACGATAAGGAACAAAGTAGCAAGGATCAAGAACCAGAACAGACAACTAGCGAAGAAAAAACGAAAGAATTAGACGACTACTCCGAGGGAGTAAAAAAGAGAATTGCAAAACTAACCAAAAAAATGCGTGAGGCAGAAAGAAGAGAACAAGCTGCCATTGAGTACGCACGAAGGGTTCAGTTAGAGCAAGAATCTTTAAAGTCTAAATATTCTAAATTAGATACAGGATTTGTATCTGAAATGGAAAATAGGATTAAATCTTCTATGGAAGCTGCGGCTAGTAAATTAGCTAGAGCTAGAGAAGATGGTGATCTAAAAGCTGAAATTGCAGCTCAAACCGAGATCTCTAAACTTGGTTATGAAGAGGCAAGATTAGCTGAAATTAAATCCAAGCAGTCTGCTCAACCAGTAGAAACAGAGGTTAGACAACCTTCTGTTCGAATGGAACAACCTATCAATCCAGACCCAAAAGCTCAAGATTGGGCTAGTAAAAACAGCTGGTTTGGTCAGGATGAGGCTATGACTTATACCGCATTTAGCTTACATAAAAGGCTAGTGGAGGAAGAAGGTTATGATCCTCAATCAGACGAGTATTATTCTGAAATAGATAAAAGAATAAAGCTTGAATTTCCGCATAAATTTGGTACAGTGGGACAACAAAAAACGACTAAGCCTACACAGATAGTTGCTTCGGCATCTAAAAGTAGTAAGCCCGGTCGCAAAACTGTGAGACTCACGCCATCACAAGTAGCAATCGCTAAAAAATTAGGTGTGCCACTTGAAGATTATGCAAAACAATTAAATTTAATCACGAAGGAGTAAATGCATATGGAAAAAAATGAAAACAGAGCTTCTCGTGCGAGTCAGACTAGAGAAAAAGAAGCTCGAAAAAAAGTCTGGACTCCACCGTCATCTTTAGATGCACCCCCGGCCCCTAATGGGTTTCGACATAGATGGGTAAGAGTAGAATCTATGGGTTTCCAAGACACTAAAAACGTCGCTGGAAGATTACGATCAGGATACGAATTAGTTCGTGCTGATGAATACCCAGATTCGGATTATCCAGTCATTGAAGATGGAAAATATTCGGGAGTGATCGGAGTTGGTGGCCTTGTGCTGACAAGGGTACCGGAAGAGATCGCACAATCACGATCACAATACTACGCACAACGTGGTATGGATCAAGATCAAGCAGTCGAAAACGATCTAATGAAGGAACAGCACCCAAGTATGCCAATCAATGTTGATAGGCAGACTCGTGTAACTTTTGGTGGCTCAAAGAAAAGTTAATTTTTTAACGATTCAAGAACCCCAAGTAACTTAAACAATTAATAGGAGTAAAAACTATGGCAAACAAAGACGCCGCTTTCGGATTGAAAGCAATAGGTAAAGTTGGTCAGAATAAAGATGCTCAAGGTTTAAGTGAATATAGTATTGCAGCTTCTGCAACCGCTATATACCAAAACGATCCAGTGCAAATGTTAGCAACTGGAACTGTTGGTGTAGCTGCGGCAGGAGATGTCTTATTGGGTTCACTTAACGGTGTTTTCTATACTGACTCTTCAACTTCAAAACCTACATGGGCTAATCACTTAGCTGCATCTAACGCTGCAACAGACATCGTTGGATTTGTAAGTGACGATCCTTATGAAAGATTTGAAGTACAAAGTGCTGGTACAGTAGCTCAAACAAACATTGGAAACTGTGCTGACATTGTGTATGCAGCTGGTAGCTCGCCAAATTATGTTTCAAAAGTAGAAATTTCTGGAACAATGGCAAGTACTGCTGCTCAATTAAAAATCATTGGTGTTTCAAAAGATCCTGATAATAGTGACTTAGGTTCGGCTAATCCGAATGTAGTTGTTACTATCAACGAACACTTCTTGAAACAAACCGCAGGCATATAATAGGAGAATAAATTATGGCTATATCACGATCACAACTAGTTAAAGAACTAGAGCCAGGATTGAATGCACTATTCGGCCTGGAATACAAACAATACGAAAACCAACACGAGCAAATCTATACGAAGGAAACTTCGGACAGAGCTTTTGAAGAAGAAGTGATGTTATCAGGTTTCGCTCAAGCACAGGTTAAACCTGAAGGTTCTGGTGTGACTTTTGACAATGCTCAAGAGACTTTCACTGCTAGATACACTCACGAAACTGTTGCTTTAGCGTTTTCAATCACTGAAGAAGCGATTGAAGATAACTTGTATGACAGACTTGCGTCTAGATATACAAAAGCGCTAGCTCGTTCAATGGCACAAACTAAGCAAGTAAAAGCTGTTAATCCTTTAATTCAAGGATTACCAACTACTAACAATTACAATGCAGGTGACGGTGTTTCTTTATTTAACACAGCTCACCCAACAATTGCTGGTACGTTTGCTAATACTTTAGCAGTTCAAGCTGACCTTAACGAAACTTCATTAGAGCAATCATTAATTGATATTGCTGCAATGACAGATGAAAGAGGTCTTAAGATTGCTGCAAAAGGTATGAAGTTAATCATTCCTAGTGAATTACAATTCACTGCAGAGAGATTAATGAAATCTGCAAACAGAGTTGGAACAGCTGATAATGATATCAACGCAATCAGAAACATGGGAATGATTCCACAAGGTTATGTGGTTAATAATTTCTTAACTGATACTGATGCGTACTACATCATTACTGATGTGCCAAATGGAATGAAGTATTTCGAAAGAGCTGCTATCACTACTAAGATGGAAGGTGATTTCGATACTGGAAACATGAGATACAAAGCTAGAGAAAGATACTCTTTTGGAGTTTCTGACCCTAGAGGTATCTTCGGTGTTGAAGGTGCTTAATACTTGATTTTCAAGCATTAATTATTTAAAGAGGGGGGTTTCGGCCCCCCTTTTTTTATGATAGAAAGAACGAACCATGAAGAAATATCTAATTAAAATCTTTACTAAATATCTCCAAACTAAGTTTGAAATTGACTCTTCATCAGAGATTACAGACCTAGATACAGTCCATAAGCATGTCATTGACTTTCTAGGAAAAAATGATATAAATTGGGAACCAAATCATCTGAGATATACAGGTGGTTTTTATATAACCTATGAGGAGGTTACTAATGGTCCCAGACAACATGGTGTTGTTCGCGAAGAAGCTGAAGCTCGAATCTGATTGGAACGAGTTGTTTCTTAAAAACGGCGGCAATGTAACACCAGAAATGTCCGTGCTTGGAGATGAAATTAAAACTACAATTAGATTAATTTTACAAGCACAAGAGGAAAAAACGTCTAAAAATCCAAGAGATTTAGAAGTACATCTCTACGCTGGATAACTAGACTAGTTTTCTTATTAAAAGTGAGTTTCACTTATAAGGATTCCTTGCTCTTTTTTATAATTTCATATATAAATTAAGTACTATACTTAAAAATATTCTGCATAGACGCGTATAGTCGACGGCCTAGAGACTATGCGGAACTAACTAGGAGGATATATCATGGCAAACACAACTTTTTCAGGACCAGTTATTTCTGATAACGGTTTTCAAGTATCAGCAAGTGGAGGTGGGGTTACTTTACCTTCATATCTATTAGCTGGATTACCTACAGCAACTGCTGGATTGGTAATTTATGTTTCTAACGCTAGCTCAGGTGTTGGAACTATTGCTTTCGGTAATGGAACAAACTTTATCGATATCAAAACTGGTTTAACAGTAGCGTAATTAATTAGTGTGGACCTTCGGGTCCACATAAATTTAAGGAGAATATATAAATATGAAATCAGATGTAAAAGCAGTTAGAGTTACAGGAACTGGTTCTGTATTTGGAGGAAGAACAAGATTAAGAGGAATTATTCTTGCAAACTCCACTGCAGGCGCTGGAACTATAACTTTACAAGATGGAAATTCTGCTACTCAATTTGTAGGAGACTGTCCAGCAGGAGATGTTTTCTCTTTCAACATTCCAGAAGATGGAATTTTATTTGTTGGAGGAATGACAGTTTCTGCATTTTCAGGATTAACAGCAGCTACGATATTATTAGATAAGTAGGAGGCTCGATGGCTAATACTACTTCAGGTACAACCACTTTTGAAAAAGGTTTTTCTATAGCAGACATTGTAGAAGAAGCTTATGAAAGAATCGGTATTCAAGGTGTATCTGGATATCAATTAAAAGGTGCTAGACGTTCTTTAAATATCATGTTTCAAGAATGGGCCAATCGTGGTTTACATTATTGGGAAGTAGCAAATAATAATATTACACTAGTTGCAAATCAAAATGTATATACTATGTACCGATCAACTTCTGATGGTACCTCAAGTGCAACAGCTGTTTATGGAGTAGATGATATTTTAGAAGCATCGTATAGAAATATATCTACACCTAGTAATCCTATTGATACGCCTTTAACAAAAATTAATAGATCTGCTTATCAAGCTTTTTCTAATAAATTAGCAACAGGACAACCTACTCAATATTTTGTTCAAAGATTTATAGATAAAATTACCGTTACTTTATATACAACACCTGGATCTTCAGAAGCAGGAAATTATTTAAATTATTATTATGTTAAACGAATTCAAGATTCTGGAGATTATACTAATGATGCAGACGTACCGTATCGATTTGTACCATGTATGTTAGCCGGACTTGCATATTATTTATCCATTAAATTTGCACCGGAAAGAATTCAAAATTTAAAATTATTATATGAAGATGAATTAGCAAGAGCATTACGAGAAGATGGTTCTTCTTCTAGTTCATTTATAACCCCACAAACGTATTATCCAAATGTCTAATTTAGCAAAAGGAAAATATGCACAAGCAATATCTGATCAAAGTGGAATGGCTTTTCCTTATAATGAAATGGTTACTCAATGGAATGGTTTATTTGTACATTATTCAGAAGTAGATCCTAAACATCCACAACTAGAACCTAAACCAGTTAAAGCAGATGGACAAGGTTTACCTAAAGCAAGACCTTCTAGAGTAGAACCTGCAGTTGCTTCTTTATTACCAGGTAATCCATTTACTATTACATCTGGATCCACTACTGTAAGTGTTAATGAACCTAATCATGGAAGATCAACTTCCGATACAGTTGTATTTAGAAATGTAGATGGAAGTCCAGGAGGAGTTGCTTATACAGTATTTGAAAATGCTTCAGGTTATAGTATAACTAAAATAGATTCTAACCATTATACATTTACATTAGGAGCAACACCTAGTGTAACGGAACAATCAGGAGGAATGACAGTGACTGCAGGTCCAGTTACGTTAACACCATAATATGAGCTACACTTTTTCCAATTTAAAAACAGATATTAGAAACTACACAGAAGTAGATAGTTCTGTATTAAGCGATTCTATACTAACAACTATTGTAAAAAATGCAGAAAATAGAATATATAGAGAAGTAGATTCAGATGATAATCGTTTTTATGCTACTTCTAATCTTCAAGCCGGAAATAGATATGTAACCATTCCATCGGACCTTAGAATTATTCGTTATGCACAATTAACTGATTCTAATGGAGATCAAACTTATTTAGAAAAAAGAGATACTTCTTTTATGGCAGAGTACTATAATACTCCAGGTACACAATCTGGATTACCTAAATACTATGCTAATTGGGATGCAAACTACTGGGTAGTAGCTCCTACACCAGATAATACCTATTTAATTACTTTAGCTTATGTGAAACAACCTACTTCTATCACTACTTCTGACTCTG